AAGGAAGATGGGCAAGGACTGGAAAGAGATTATGAACCAGAATCTAGGAAACAGACGATAACTTAAATATTATACAGTTCGTTCTTAAACATGGACTGGAAAAAGAAAAAGACCTTTAGATGTGATTGTAGTATACATGATATCGTATCTAGGGTTATAGAATACTTCATTATAACTCCAATATTTGCATTAGGATATCTCGCAATCACTATACCATGGATGCTGCTTGTTATCAAGTTGGACGGAGATCAATTCGCAGATTTTCTATGGCAAAGCGTGCTGGTTGATTTGATAGTTGCGTATCCTCTTGCAAAGTTAGTAATGAAGTTAAGACCACAAATAGATAAAATAACTAAACTTGGCCATTAATTTTTTTACGTGGAGTATCTTCCACATGGCCTTTTTTATATCTCCTTAAATCTGGTGGAGATAGTAAGAACTCTAATAGTACTTCCATGTTTGATAATCTTCTATTAGTTTCTTTTAATAGGTTTATTATCTCACTAAACCCTGCTGCCCTGAATATAAAACTAGACAAATAGATTTAACCTATCATGTGTTACATCGTAGTATTTTACTCTGTATATTATCTTTGATTTCTTGCTTGGCTTACCACCAACTACTTTGTCTACTTTAAGAGATAGTAATGGTTTCCGTAATGTTCTGGGATAAAATTCTAGTTGATTGTTCTTTGGATTATAAAATACCTTTTCCTTCTCTACTTGTAATTCATTACCACTACAAAAGTCAAAACACGTTCCATTTCTGAAATGTACTATAGTTCTATCTAATGGTGGCCTTTCTTTTAGTTTTGATGTGTTAGTTATAACCCACAGTTTGTTGGTTTGTATTGAATCACTGGCATCATATCCTTCTGTAGGCCTGATAAAGAAATCCAATATTGGTGTCTCATATGTCCACGCCTCTGTTTTACCTCTATATAGGTTATCATAGTCATCTCTATTTGTATATATGTAAATTGAACTAGCCATACACCTTTATGAATATACTTAAATATAAAGGCTTCCATAGTCTGTATATGAAGAGGAAATGTAAGTGTAGTAAGAGAATGTATGGCTACGGAGACGGTCAGCATGAAGTATGGATATGTTACAGTTGTGGCAACTTCGACGGTAAAGCAAAAGGAGATCCACAATTCATAGAGACTATAATGTCAGATCCACCGATTGTATTGGCCTTAATAGAAGCAAAACAACTGGTTCCAATAAGGGATTGAAATGTCAAAATTCGAAGAATATGTCAGAGAAGAACTTAAAAAAATTGAAGAAAAAGTTGACGAGAATACAATCAGAACTATTAGATTAGAAGTCAAATTTGACGAGCATAGGGCTCATGTTATGGATAAAAGACAGATGATCAAATCATTCATAATGATAGTTTTAGGCATAGTCGGATCAATAGTAGCCTTCATACAGTTATCAGCTTTTCTATAAACCTTAAATATAACCTCTGTGATCCTTCAGCATGGTAGAAGCATTAATACTTGTCGCTATTGCATCAGCAGTAGGAGCAGGTCTGAACACGCTAAGAGGCTACTTAAGTTCTGATGGGGAAGCTTACTCTGTAAGACGACTCGCAGGAGCTTTAATTGTTGCCACTTTCGCTGCTCTGGCTATAGCTCAAGTCCAAATCGTTGACGGACTGACCGATGCTGGTATAGTCTTGGTAGGACTGACAGTCGGTTTCACTGCTGATTATGTAGTGAGCAAGGCAAAGAAAGAGTCTGAATAAGACCAAAGACAGGTAAATAGGGGATTATTTTACCCACCCTTTACCACTTTATAGTTAACTTTATAAATAAAGAGTATATATGATAACATATGGATAATATATTCTTTAGGACACTTATTACAAAGAGTCTTGTTGCCAAAACAGAGACAGATGAAAGATTTTTTGAGGGCGTATTAACAGTTGAAATGAAGGACAAACAAGGAGAGATTACAATAGTAGATGAATTATACAAGGTGTTGCCAATTTGGATGGATAGGGGAGCACCTATCACAGATACACACTCAAATAGAGTTGTGGGCAAAGGGATAAACTTTGCAAAGACAGAAGTACAAGATGCAGATGGTACTGTTTATCCAGCAATTAAAATAACAGGAAAGATACATAAGGATTATGAATTAGATGATGATATATGGAAGAAGATTAAATCTGGTGAGTACAAAGGATTGAGTTTCGGTGGAGCAACAAAGGCAGATAGAGAGCCTGTCAAAATGAAAGATGGCTCTATTGCATATGCACTTACAGATTTGGAGCATTATGAGGTTGCAGTATGCGAAGATCCAGCAGTTCCATTAGCATTGATAACTCACACAAATCCATTATCAAAAGCCGTTATAGAGCATGAAGATTTAGGAAATGGTAATATGCTTATCAAATGTGATAAGTTTGGATGTTATGTAACAAAGCCTGATTTTAGCAGTGCACAGGGAGATCAGCATAGTATGTACAATCAAGATGTAGATGTAGACACAAGTTCTAATAGAAAGTTGGGCCCTACAACAGTTCCAAACATATCAGATTCAGATGAAGGAACAACCGAAGCTGGCTGGCATAAGAAGACAAGAGAGGAAGTTGGTGGATTTGGAAATGAAGAAAACCAAGATGGAGTAGGCCAATGGTCAGGCCAAGATCACCCACAACCAAAAAAGAAAGAAGAGATAACAAAACCAATACCAGATGGAAAGGGCGGTAAAGGAAGTTTTGATGAGTGTGAATCAAAGAATCAAGATAAGAAAAGTCCAGGAGCATTCTGTGGAAGTATGCAAAATGGAGCAGAGGGCAAAAAGAAAGAAGGTAGTGCAGGTGGAATGACTCAGGGAAGATATGGTGGAGTTAGAGGCTTAGGTGCATATAATACAGCACAGCAGGGATCAGATCCAATAGTACAGATAACTGAAGTAAAAAGAAAAATAGAAGATACAGAAAAGACATTATCGGACATAGTAGAAGATAAGAAAACACCAAGTTCAGATAATAATGCACAGGGATCTCATTCAATGAAAGGTTACAGTTTAATTAAATTACTTAATCAACTTAATTCTAAAGCACAATATGTTAATATTTTGTCTGATCTTGGCGGTTTAGATAAATTAATGTTAAAAATAAACAAATATATATAAACTACTATATATAAATATAGTCAGAAACATGACAGACGAAGACAAAAAACCTGAAGAAGAGAAGAAAGTCAAAGCCGAAGAAAGCGATGACGAGAAGAAAAAACAGGAAGATAAAGACGACGAGAAGACGAAACAATCTGACGACAAGAAACCAGCATTTTTGAAAGATGACGAGAAAGATAAAGCTTTCGAGACTTCAATCAAAACTGGCCTAGACGGTTTATCCGAGCAACTAGGAAAATTTGCAGATCACTTAAAGGGCATAGACTCTAGAATCAAAGCTCTAGAGACTCCAACTGATCTACCAGCTGCCCCAGCAGGCACAACAGGAAGCGATAATGATGTAGGAGCTGATATTATAGTTCCAGCACAACCTTATCCTCAAGGTGACCAAGCAGGGTTAGACGATGATAGACAGAATGACAATGCTCCAGCAGGTGACACAGCATCCTCAATGCAAGAGAAACCACTCCACAAAGGTGAGAGACTAGTTCAGAAATCAGAACACACGTTTTCCACTGAAACTCCAAGACCTAATGCAGCGATCGAGAAAGCAGGAGAAAGTCAAGTTGACTTTAGCCCAATTCTAAAAGACGCAAGAGCAGAAGGTTATGAAGGATTAAGTCAAGTCGCAAGAAACATTCTAAAGGGAAAGTATTACACCCCAACAGACGAAGAGGTAAGAGGTTTTTAAAATGGTTCAAATAAGAACTATTGATGAACTCGAAGCTCTTTACTATGGTTACAATCGTAACCTCTTAAGAAAAGCAGATGCTCCAGCAACTACATCAACAGTTGGCGTTTTCAACGCTATCTATGGTGCATATGCATGGGCACAGCTCAACTTAGAGGCAAACGCATTTGGTATATTACCAAAGTATCCATGGGATAAGTCTGGATGGAGGGTTATTACTGCAAAGCCTGTGCTAAACACTAACCAATCTAACACAGTATTGGGAGGTACAGCAGAAGGTGGAAACATTGCTGAAACAATCAAACCAACACTTCAAGAAATTGATGTTCGACCAAAGACAGCTCAGCTGCCTTTCAGTGCATCAGAAGTTATGGAATGGTTGGCAACACACAGCAAAGACGACATTTGGGGTGGACTAGGTTCACTTCGATTGTACATGGCAGTACAACACAAAGAATTCCTTAATAGAATGCTACTAGCAGACGTTGAAAGTGGCATCACTGGATCTGGTACAAACGCTGGAACAACAGACTTTGAGTCATTAGACAGAATTGTTTCATCCAACGCAGAGGAATCTGCATTAGGTGCATCAACAACTGGTTCTTATGATCCATGGGCTGCCAACGCAACCATTGACAGAGATAGTTCTTCAACATTCGACAGTACTGTTGAATCAGCTTCTGGTACGATCGGTACAAATGGAGTCTTAACTGACGACACCCTAAGAGCTTTCTTACGAAAGATTAGGATTGCTGCTGGTAAAGATCCAAATGTCTGGCTCGGATCGCATGAAGTATATTCTGAAATACAAGGGCTATATATGCCTTCTGTCCGTATTCCAAACCCATATGGTGAGGCACTCGTACAGGTAGACGTAAATGGTATCCAAACATTCAAAGGAACAGGCGTTGGTATTCACGTAGATTCAATCTATGGAATTCCATTTATCCCAAGCAAAGATGCACCAAGCGACTCTGGCGATGCCAGTGAAGTCGGAAGACTATTCGCATTCGATACATCAGATGCAGAAGGATATGGTTACCCAAGAATCGGTATCCAAATCGCAATCCCAACAGAATACTATGAAGCAACAAGACGTTCACCAGGATACCCATTTGTCAACAATGCATTTGTTGAGAAAGGCGTATTTAGGACCATGGGCGAAACTGTTTGTAGACACTTCAAATCACAAGGTAAGATTAGAGATATAAAACTCTAGAATAAAATTGATTGCCTTCGGGCAAATTTTTCTTTTTTTAAAAAAGCAGCAAATATATATAGTGGTATATATAACATATACTATGTTAGTATACATAATACTTATGGGAATCATCGGGGCTATTGCTATATTCATGCTCAGAAGAACTGGGAAGAATGAGGCTATAACATTCTCATTAAAATGTAAAGACTGTGGATTCCATAAAGGTATCTTAAAATGTGTTCAATGTGAAGACAGAAAGAGAGACAAGTGGCGATAACTTTAAATGGATGAAAGAAAACATCATGACATGGAATTATATACCATTCTCTGCGATTGTCAATACATTTTT